GTAAATCGGACATCGTCGACTTCATTGGCATACAAAGCCGAACAGAGAACTTTTTCTCGCTCAGGCTTCGGCAACCAAACGCCGTCAATTTCAACGAATTCTTGCGATAAGAAATCAATTTCTGAAAGCTTGCGAGATTTCCAATCACCCGAAGATGACTTAGTAATCACACCAATACCGGACCACACGCCGGCAATGGCTTCCGCATTGAAAAAACGGTTCGCATCATCGCTAACAGTAAAAGAGTTATCATCTCCATTCAGTGCCGCTTCCACGGACTTCATGAATTCAGCATAAGTAAAACGCTGCTCGTGTGCCCATTTCTGAGAACGAGTGATAACCAACCAAGCGTACGCCAACAAACGGAACAAAATGATAGTATTGTCCACAATAGTGTTGGCTGATCCACTCGGATTTCCAGTATCTTTCTGGTACACCTCTCCATTGTCCAAAACAATGCACGAATCAACAATCTGATCGTACAGGTTCCAGAGACGCTGTTTGTTTTCAGGCGTTTTGTCAATGGCTCTCATGAACTTCCAGCGCAAATCGCGCATACCAAACATGGCCTCCCGAAAGAGAGAAGAATCATACGCGGTCTCATCGAGCGCATATGCATGAGGGTGTTTATTCAGGCGGTGGTAAAGCCGATTGAAACCAAGATTAAACTTGGAACAACCAACAAATGACCACGTCTTGTTATTTGAAGCATAAAATTTTTTTTCGTTCATGTCCAAGCACAAGCGATTCCCTGCAATACTGCACTCGGCAGCGGAAGCAGTGAACGTGCGAATAGTCTTTTTCTCGACCGGTCGCAATTCCCGTTTCAAAGAAGCCGTCCATAACGAAATATACGGATCAGACGTTGCCAAGCGATCCCAATATTGTGACATAACGGGTTCAAACTCAGCTGAGTCCAAAAATTCTCCTTTGTTTTTGAAGAAACGACTCCAGGGATACCCCGCAGACGTTTGCCGATCGGCTTCCTTCACACAGGTTGACAAGGGCAAAACCATCGAATCCGCCAAAAACGGCGCGAAATGACGTTCTGTCCAATCTCCAGCAGCTTTCCAAAGCGCATCATCCAAAACTGGCTGAGCACGATTGTACTTACTGATAGAAGCTGTCATAGCAGCCATGTGAGGGTTACACATTCGGTATTTTTCCTCAAATTTAATACCAGTGACACGGAGTGCTTCCTTTACGTAGGCATCCGTGCGTCGTTTATCTTTATAGGGGACGAACCTATTCACTTGCCCCATATATCGCATGTGCGGTGCAAACAGCACCGGATCATGACGAACAAAC